AGGCGTCGGCGTCGCGTGCCAGCAAGACGGTCGTCCAGGTGAACTGCACCTCGAACACACGCGCCTCCCGCAAGAGCCGCTCGGCCTCGGCCAGCACGCCCGCAGGCGCGAGCCGCGCAGCCAGCGCTTCCAGCACCTCGCGCGGACCCGCCAGTGCGCACACGGTGCACACGAGGTGTGCTGCGTCGCACGCCAAGTGCACCCACGAGTCCGCGCCGCAGCTCGGGCACTTCATGGCGCGTCCTCCACCAGGCCCCAGTCCGCCTCGTCCCAGGGCGACACGCCCCGGCGGATCGCGTCCCACTCGGCGTCGTTCGGCGACCTGAACGTGCCGACCAGCTCACTGTCGTCCGCACCGCTCTCACGGTCGCGCCAGCAACGCACCGTCCCCTCCCAGATGCTCACGCCGGGCGGCGCGTCATCGAGGCCGAGGTCGGCCAGGTGGCCCCCCAGTTGCTCCATGTCGCCAGGGACGGCTGGGCCGCCCGTGAAGAGCACGCAGCCGCTGCCGCACTCGGTGTTTGCGACCACGGCGAAGCTAGGCTTGTCCCACGCGCTGAGCGGGTAGCCGCCCCAGCCGATCGTGGTCTTGTCTTTGTCGAGCAGGCCCATCACTCGCCTCCCGTCTCGCCGCCCTCAGTTTTCGCCGCAGCCGTCCGCGCGATCACGAACCAGCTCAGCTCGTCCAGCACGTCGCTGGCCGTGGCGCCCTCCTCGTACCGCGCCTCGCACCGCGCCAGCAGCTGCTGCACGTCCGCCAGCGGCACGCAGCCCGCGTGCTCGGGCGTGCCCAGCGCCACCGCACGCAGGGACGCGATCTCGTCGCGCAGGTGCTCGAGCGCACGCTCGGCGTTCTGCGCGCGCGTCTCGAGTTCGAGCGCGGCCAGGGCGGCGCGGCGGCGCTCGTCGGCGTAGGTAGCGTCGAAGTCGTGGCCGTTGGTCATGCTGCCTCCTCGTCACCCATCCAAGATGGCACGTCGGCCATCACGACCTCGTTCGGCACGAGCGGCCACTCGCCCGTCTCGTAGTGCATCGCCAGCGCGTCCAGCTGTTGCACGCACCAGCGCTCGCCCGCGTCGATCAGCGCCTGCGGAATCTCCACCACGCGCCAGCGGTGCGGGAACGCCTTCTCGGCGCCCAACAGCAAGTACCGGAAGGCGCTGACGTCCACGCCCTCGTACTCGAGCGCCAGGCGAACCATGGCGGCCTGTCTGTTGTAGCCGTACTTGATGATGGAGCGCCCGCTGCAGAGCTGGCCGAGCTTCGCCGTTGTTTTCAAATCCAAGGCATACGGGCGCCACTCGCTCGCCGCGCTGCCCTCGAGACTCAGCCAGTCCGGGCGCGACTGGATGCCGGGAATCGCCCAGCGACCGCGCACGACGTCCTCGTGGTAGACGGTCGCCTGCGGCGTGGCATCGGCCATCAGCGCTTGCGCAATCGGGCAGCAGTCGAGTGTGCCGATCAGCGCCTCGATGGCGCGCGCGTCCTCGCCGTCCACGATGGCGCGCCCCATCGCCTCCTGGTCCGCGCGCCAGGCCTTGCCTTCTTTGGTCACGAACGACATGCCGATAGGCTTCGCCACGTACTTGGACGCGTACTCGTGGGGCCGCTGCAAGGCGTCCTCCATGGCACGGCCGGCGAGATAGACGCGCGTGTCGTCGGCGGACCAGAGCTTCTGCTCGTGGGCGATGTAGTAACCCCTCGCGCCGCACTCCGCGAGTGTGCGCAGCTTGTGGTGGCTGGCGCGCTTCGAGGCTAGGTAGTCGTCAAGCGGTAAGTCGAGCGAGATCATGCTGCACGTCCTTCCTTCGCGCGTGCGAAAGCAGCGTCGGCCACCACGCGGGGGTTGAGCTTGAGCGCCTGGCAGCGGGCGCCCCACTCGCCCAGGAACTCGGCGCGCACGCGCTCGGGCGCGCCTGCCTTGGCCAGCTCCGCGCGGGCGTGCGTGTGAAACTTCGCGAGCGAATCGAAGTCGCTCTGTGCCGCAAGCTCGCGACGCAGCGTGGTGAGCGTAGCCACGAGGTCCTGGTTCGCCTGCTGTGGTTGCTGCGGCGCAGCCTGCGTCTGCTGGGCCTGCGCCGCCTTCGCCACGCCCGGCCCGCGGTTTTCCGCGCGCTCGCCGTCATCGTCCTCAGCTGCGATGCCGAGCGCCGCCATGGCGCAGTACCGGCGCGCGTAGGAGATGGCGCTGCCGACGCCCTGCGGCGTCTTCTGTGCGAGGGGCATGTCGAGCGCGCCGCGGAACCACTGGCCGCTTTTGTGCGCCACGATGGTCACCACGCGCACGTGGGTTTCGCACGCGCCCACCGCCATCTGCGTGAGCGACAGGCCGTGTTTGGCAAGCGGCGCGCGCACTGCTTCGAGCACGTCCGCCAAGTCAGCAAACTTGCTCTTGAAGTGTGGGTTGCTCGCCGTCTTCTTGGGCGGTGTCACCTCGCCCTGGAAGGCGGCCAGCGCGGTGAAAAGCTCGCCGCACTGCTCGCTCATGCTTACGTCCATGTCGGTCACGCTGCCTCCCTGCGCGTGCGGCGCTGGTAGGTCTCGCCGCGCGAGAACGCCGTGATCAGCGCCAGCACCGGCTCGGCGGGCCCGAGCCGCGCCGCGTAGCGCTCGGTTGCGTCGATCGCGTCCATGCTGCTGGTGAAGCGCTCGCGCTCGTACTCCTGGGGGTCGATGGGGTGGCCCGCGTGGTGCACGCCGTAGCTGACAAACAGCCACGCGCTCCACCAGTCGTCGCAGATCTTCGCCACGCTCATCGTGAGTCTGCCCGCTTGCCGCTGCATCTCACTCGTTTTCCAGCCCGTGTTCATCGCCACTCCTCCTGCTCACTGATTGCCACTGGCCCACAAGCCCGCTCGTCCTCGCGCTCGCGCTCTGCGTGCTCCGCGTCCACGCACGCCGGGCACACGCGGTCGCCCTCGACGTCTTCGAGCACCTCCGTGCGCGTCGCCACGCCGCACCAGGCGCACGCGTAGTGCTGGAGCAGCTTCGCGAATGCGTCGCGCGTCAGGGCGGGGAGCTTGCGTGCTGCGCGGGTCACGCTGCCCTCCTAGAGCTCAGCGTGTAGGCCTGGCCCATCTGGATCGCGTAGGACAGCGTCTGCTCGCACTCGCCGCGCAGCGCGTCTGCCGCCTCGCGCCCGAGCGCATCGCCCACCGGCCACTCGCCCAGCACTTCGAGGCGGTCGTCGCCGCGGCGGTCTTCCCAGGCGGCCACGTCCACGCAGGCGTGCTCGGCCAGGTCGCCCTCGCCGCGCACCAGATCAAGGCGGTGGGTGTGGTTGTCGTCCTCGAAGGGGCCAACGACCGAGACGATGTGCCAGCGGGGGTCAGGTTTTACAGCGGGAGCCATGAGAAGAACATATCCCACGGATATGTCCCACGTCAAGCTTGGCTGGTCGCAGGCCTGCGATCACGCAGCCGCCGTGTACGATTTCGGACCTATCCGGCGGCTAGTTCGCGATCTGGCGGTCCACGTCCTCGGCAACGTAGCGGTAGCCGCTCCGCTCCACGTACCTGCGGACCCGCCGCTCATCGCGCACGCCGATCATGGCGAGCATGCGGCGGTAGCCGACGCTCGCGATCTCGTGGTCGCTGGCGCCTAGACCTATTTCAAGCACGGGCCCATCCTGCCGCACCGCCCCCAGATCGGGGACGCGCACGACTGTTAGCCCAGCACTACGCGCGATTGCGCGTGCGGTTATCCCCCGGTGAGCCATAGGGGCGGACTGTATGTTTCGGGACGAAACTGTTGCAATGACTATTTCGCAACAGGACCCACCCGGTGGGGTGAAACACCCCGTCCCCCGTCCTGGACTGGCGCACGTGCGCGTTCGCGTTGCCTGACACCCGACAGGGGCGCAAACAATCTTGCGCTGCGCAGCTATTTCAGCGGCTTGTGCGGTTTTTTGGGCAGCTTTGGCGGTTTCACGAGCTGCAAGGTGTTGCGCCGCCGGTGCTCCTCGAGCTCGCGGTCTAGGGCGTCGTTTTCTGCAGCCACCTCGAGCACCTGGTCGAAGGGAATGCGCTCCTGCAAGGCCAGCGCCCAGGCTGCATACAGATTTGCAGTGGGCAAAATCTCGCCCGGGAAACGCGTGGACTCCAGGATGCGCCGCTGCTCGGGCGTCGTCGCCTGGCCTATCTCCGTGCGCAGGAAATCGTAGAACACGCGCAGGCGGTGGCGTTCACGTGCAGCGGCCAAGTCGGGCTGGGTGAAGTAGTTATGCGGCAGCCCGAGTACCTCGGCGGCCTTCTTCTGGTTGTCTGCGTTGAAACCCCTGCCGTCAATCCAACGTTTTACCGTCTGGTAGGGGGTCGTGTACCCCAACCGTTTCCCAAGTTCTGTGGGCGGCATACCCGCGCGCTGCAGGGCCTCGCGCAGCAGCTCGCCTGGCGTGGCTGCGATCATTTCGTGCAGCAAGAGGAATGAATCCAGGGTGTGCATCACGTCAATGGGTCCACAGTGACATATCCGTCGGGTATGGTCATTGGGGAAAGTATTGCAAACCACCCGAATAGGATGTATCCCGGCAATATGTCCGAGCTTGCTCGTTGGTTGTCCCACAATGGGGAGACCGCCACAACCCTGATGAAACGCACCGGCCTCAGCTGGGCGACCATCCAGCGCGCCGTCCACAAGACGCGGCGGCTGGACCTGAGCACGGCAATCCGGCTGCACGTCGCCACACGCGGCGAGGTGCCTGTGGCGGCCTTCTCGCCCGACGCCAGCGTGCTGGATGAGCTGGCCGCGCTGCGCAAGCCGCGCCGCAGGTCGGCGTGATGGGTTCCCCCCCGCGCACGCACACCTGGGCGGGTCTACCCCCTGCTCCCCGTCCGGGTGAGCGTGCGCTCTTTTACGGCTGCGCAATGCCGCGTGGCCTGCCCCAGCGCTCGCGAACGGGACACGCAACACCGTTTGTGCAGCGGGCGCAGGGGCAACTTTCGCGGGCGGCGGACATTGGTGTTCGCCGCTTACGAACCCCCGGGCCGCGAGTGCGGATCACGCGCGGTCCGGGGTGCTTGCTTCGCTGACTGACTGACGTTTCAGCGCTCGAAGGCGTGGTGCGCGGAGATGTGCCGCGACGAGTCGCTGGTACTCCATGAATCACTTCGGGCGCTGTTTTTAGGGGGCTAACGTGCAGGCGGCGTTGCTGAGCAGCGTGAAGATGGACTGGGTCACGCCGCAGTGCGTGCTTGAGCGCGTGCGGCGTGTCGATGACATCGCGCTCGACCCTTGTACGACGCTGGACAACCCGTGCGACGCGAGCGCGGTCTTTACGCTCGAGCGGCACGACGATGGCCTCACGCTCGGCTGGGGCGGGTACGGCGGGCTCGTCTACACAAACCCGCCTTACGGGCGCGAACTGCCGCGCTGGGCCGCCAAAGCGACGGCCGAGGCTCGACTCGGCGCCGAGATCATTCTGCTCGTGCCGTCGCGCACTGACACGCGCTGGTGGGGCTGGTCGTACGACTCATGCCAAGCCATCGCGTTCTGGAAGGGCCGCCTCACCTTCGCCGGCGCTCCTGCCCCTGCGCCGTTCCCGTCCTGCTTGTTCTACTGGGGCGAGCGCCAAGGGCGTTTCAAGCGCGCGTTCAGCGACGCGGCGCGCGTCATCCCCGGAGGTGGCGCGTGAGTTGGCGCGACGCACGCACGAAGACCGAGGAGCACGCCCCCGGCGTCACCGTGGCGCAGCCAGGCGTCAGGCGCGGCTGCTGGGCCACCTGCACGGGTGCAGGCTACTCGGTTCGCTACGCCGTGCCGCGCAGCTGCTCGCTGCAGGCCCGGACCGGCAAGCTCACCTGCCACGCTCACCGCGCTCGCGAGCGCGACGCCCAGACGCTCAAGGCCGAGCTCGCGCAGGAGGCAGCCGAATGACGGACGGCCTCGCCACGTTCCACCGCCGCAAGTCGGGCGGTCACTATGCGCGCCTGATGGGCACGCTGTGGCGCCACCTGAAGGCGCAGGACGCGGGCGACTCGGCGCTGGGGCTCTGGACGCGGATGCTGTCGTACTGCGCCGACGTGGGGCGCCAGGAGCTGTCGGCGCGCGAGATGGCGACCCTGCTGGCTGGCGACAAGAACGGCCCCCGCAAGCTTTCCGCCCTGCTGCGTGCAGGGCTGGTCGACAGGATCGAGGGCGGCAGGTACGCGCCGCACGACTGGTTCGACCACAACCCCGGGACCCGTCCAAGCGACGCGGAGAACGGAACACGTACGCGCGAAGGTGAGGAGCACGCGCGCGAACGTGAGGAGAACGTGACTACGAACGTGACTAGGATCGTGAGAAACGGTCCTGAACAAAATCACGTAGATAAGCCGCCTCTCTCTAGACCCAAGACCCAGGAAGAAGAAAGAGAGAACCCCTCACTTCGTTCGGGGGTCGGCGCTGCTGCGCCAACCGCCGGGGGTGAACCGGAGCTTGAGCTTCTGCCCCACGAGCCGAACCTCGAACCGCGGCCGAAAAAGCCACGCGACGAGGCCAAGAAGCTCTGGGTCTCCACGCTCGCCGGCGAGGCGAAGGTGCTGCGCATCCCGGTGCCGGACGTCGGCGGCAAGGTGCGGGACGCCGTGATCCGGATGGCGCGGGAGCGGGCGGCTGAGACGGGCGAGTCGTTCCCTTCGGTGCTCCGGGCGTGGGTGACCGGCGGCCTGACCGACCACGTGAAAACGGGCAAGGCGGCCCAGTGGGCGCTCAAGGACTGGCGGCCCTACGCGCCAGCGCAGCCCGTTCGCATGAACGGAAGACCGCGCATGGCGGAGGCCACGACGCATCTGGACTTCGCGGACGCGGAGCCGCTCGAGACGCAGCTTGCACGGCTGAGGGAAGACCATGGGTGACCTGACGAAGATGGGCAGTGCTTCGGAGTTGCACGCGGTGATGCGCGATGCGTTCCGCGCCACGCACGATCCGGGGCGCGCGGCCGAGCACAACGCGCGCGAGGCAGCTCGCAAGGAGCGCGAGGCATCCTACCGGGCTGGCCTGTGGCGCCGCCGCTATCGCAGCGCAGCGCCTGTGCGCGTCGCGGACGCGGCGTGGGATGCACGCGAGACGCCCGCCGTGCTCACGGTGCGCGACTGGCTCAAGGACCCGTCGCGGCACCTTGTGCTGCGTGGTGGCGTCGGATGCGGGAAGACCACGGCGGCGTGCGTCGCCGTGAAGCATTGGGTGGACCCGGTGAGCCTGCCCATGGGTGGCGATCACGACTACGTGCCTGGCGTGCGCATCGACTGGCATGAGCGGCACGATGTGGCGTGGCTCCGGCCTGACCAGCTCGTGAGCGCGGTGCTGCACGACTACGACGAGAACAGCCCGAAGCTGCGGCCATACGTGGTGGTGGACGACATGGGCCTCGAGACGAAGGCCGACTTCGCCGTGGCGCTGTGCGAGCTGCTCGACCGCTCGGGCCACACGGTGTTCGTCACCACGAACCTCACGAAGGCGCGCTTCCGCGCGCGCTACGACCTGCGCCTGCTCGACAGACTGAACGACACAGCTCGGGCCATCGACCTGCCGGAGAAGAGCATGCGGCGACAGGATGGGGGGTTCTGATGATCAGCCTTGACCAAGCATTGACCTGGGTGACGTGGGCGTTCTTTTCGGGCGCTGCCATGGGCACGCTCGCAACGGTGGCGCTGGCGCTGCAGTTCGGGCTCCAGCTGCGTCGCAAGCGCGGACGCGTGCGTGAGATGTTCGAGGCACGGCCGTGAACAAGCGCCCGCTCTCCACCACGTTCACGTACGAGGAGGTGCTCTTCGCCCTGCGCGCGCTGGACGCGGCGCTGTGGAAGCCGCGGCTCACGGACGAGGAGCGGCTGCTGGCGGAGCGGGTGGAGGCGAAGTTTTTGCGCCTGCGTGATCGGGCGAGGGGGGCACAATGATCTTACTGTCTGCTGTCGTGTGCAAAACGTGCTGGGACTGCTGGCCGGTCACGGTGGGCGCGTTCGTGCTCGGGTCGTGGTTTGGCATCATGATCTTGGGCTTGCTGATCGGCGCAAGCCGCAGGACGGAGAAGCCGTGATCGAGGCGCTCGCATGCCCTGCGTGTCACGCCGAGGGCTACCGCGCCCTCGGTGCGCATGCGCTGGGCGTGCGTGTGGCGTGCGCGCTGTGCGGCACCGTGTACCTCTTGCCGAGCGTGAAGCGCATGCGGGAGCGCGCGGACCGCTACTGGGCGGTGGACGAGCCGAGCTATCACGAGCCGCGCACTGCGGGCGTGCTCGAGCCTACGCCGGTGGCGCGGCGGTCGCTGTGGGCGCGGCTCTGTGCGTGGTGGCGGTGCTTGCTGGCGGAGTGGCGAGGTGAGGCGTGACCGCGAGCCGCCGAGACTTGGCGCACATGGTCAAGGGCCGCTTCGACGTGATGGTGTGCACGGGCGTGGACGCGGACGGCGTCGTCTCGCTCGTGTGCGAGGAGTCCGTGAGCTTCGTTGTGCCTGGGGTGCCCGTGCCCTGGATGCGCGCAGCGAAGAAGGGCAAGCGGCACTTCACCCCGCCTCGCATGGCAGCGCACCAGGAGCGCGTGGCCTACGCGTTCAGCGCTGCCGTGGGCCGCGGCTGGCGCCCTGACGGCATGTTCCGCGTGGCCTACGAGTTCGTGCTGCCCGACTGGCGCGTGGTCGACCTGGACAATCTCCGCAAGCTGCCGAACGACGCGCTGAACAAGCTCGCGTGGGTGGACGACAACCGCATAATGGAGGACCCGGGTCGCAAGGTCGTGGACCCGGCGCAGCCGAGCTGCACGCGCGTCACCATCACGCGCATCGGCGACTGGCCGGTGAAGCAGCGGAAGGCGAGGCGGGCATGAAGTGCGACCGGCGGTGGTGGAACGACGGGCGGCTCAAGCGCGAGCAGGCGGCGTGCGTGGGCGAGCCGGACCCTGAGCCGCTCGACCTGTCGCATGAGCCGGATGAGGCCTACGCCGTGCGCGTCGTGTGCCGCTCCGATAAGTGGATGCGGCTACGCGCGCCCTCGCTGGCCGAGATGGATGCGCATATCAGCGCGTCGATGGACGAGTGCTGGCGCCGGCTCATGGCGGGCGACCCGATCGGGCAGCCGTGGCACGAGGTGCTCGCTGCGTGGGCGCCCAGCGCAGGCGCGTTCTTCGGCGTGAGGCGCCCATGAGCCAGACGGTGACGATCGTGTTCGACCGGGGCGAGCTGCTCGTGTGCGTGCTCGTGTACGTGGTGACGCAGTTCGCGATCGAGTGGGCGCTACAGAAGCGAAAGGGGGCGAGTGATGGCGACTGAGCAGTACACGACGTGGATTTGCGATCGCTGTGGCTGGCGCGTCAGCGAGCTTGCGCAGGGGGCCCCTGTTCTGCCTGAGCGCTGGCTGCGGTTGCACAGCATGGACCTCTGCGCGGCGTGCCTGCGGTCTTACAACGACTGGTTGCGCGCGCCCCCGACGCCGAAAGAGGGCGGATGATGGCCGTCGAGGAGGTCACCACCTGGGTGTGCGACCGCTGCGGCGCGCGCAGCCACAAGCCTGAAGGCTGGGCGCTGGCAAGGGCCCAGGAGCTGTGGGCAGCCGCCGTGGCGGTGGAGAGCTGGCACCTGTGCGCCGCGTGCTGGCGGTCCTACCGCGCGTGGGTGCGCACGCCCAGGGCGAAGGAGACGGCCAGTGATCAATGACATTCCGCAGGCGGTACTCTGGACGACGCGCTTTCTGTGCGGCCTGGGCGGGCTGCTCGTGCTCGCGTGGCTGTACGAGAACAGGTGGTGGTGAGCAGTGCCGGCCCCTCAGCGCCTCAGTGAGCAGCAGCGCAAGTTCGCCGAGCGCGTAGCGGTGCACGGCAACCACACACGAGCGGCCGAGGAGGCCGGCTACAAGCATCCGAACGTGATTAGCGTGCGATTAGTAAAAATGCGGCCTGTGGCGGACGAGATAGCCCGCGTGCGCGCCGTGATCGCCAAGAAGGCCGACAAGGCCGCTGTGGCCGACGCCATGGAGTTGCAGACGTTCTTGACCGAAGTCGTACGCGGCCAGGTCAAGGACTACGACCTGACGCTGTCGGGCGACGTGGAGGAGCTGCCCCCGAAGCTCGCTGAGCGGCGCAAGGCGGCCATGGACCTGGCGAAGCTCCTGGGCCTGCTCAAGGACCGGATCGAGCACTCGGGCGGCTTGAGCCTGGTGGAGATGTCCTTCGAGCAGCTGGTGCAGCTTGCGAAGATCGGGGGCCCCGATGATTGACCATGCGCAGGAGGCCGAGTTGGCGCTTGTCGAGGACGCGTGGGTCAACACGCAGCGCGACTACTACGCGGGCACGCCCCCGGGGGCTTACTACCCCTGGATGCGCAAGCTCGTGCGCGGGAAGCTCGCCCACTCGCTCGTGCTGGTGGACCGCGAGGACGGCCTGGTGCTCGGCTACGTGGTGGCGGAGAGCGTCAGAAACGCCGTGCGCGTCCATCACCTGTACACGCGCGGGCACTACCGGCGCGAGGGCAGGGCGTTTCGGCTGCTCGCTCGAGCGTGTGAGCTGCTCGGCGGCGAGCGCCTGGAGTACACGTGCCGTGCTGCTCGAGCGGCGAAGGTCGAGCGCAGGCCCTGGACAGTCAAGAAGTGGTGCGACGCGCTTGGGGCGCGGTTCGTGCACGAAGGAGAGGCAGCCCGTGAAAGTGCTTGAAGTCGTAACGACCACCCGCATCCGCGACCCCCACCGCCCCCCGATGACGTCCATGACGCAGCGGGACGAGTACAAGACGTCAGACGGCTACGAGCTGGAGCTGCACCCGAGCGGCCTGGCCGTCATCATCCGCGGCCGGGACCACACGCGCCTCGCCCCCATCGCCAGCGCCATCGTGGAGGAGGAGGTGGATCTGTCGGGCTATGCCGCCGACCTGAATGACGCCGCCCTGAGCGCGCTTACGGGTGGCGCGATCGGCAGCCGCCCCCGCCCGCCGGCCAAGAAGCGAGGCGCACGGTGAGACGGCTGCGCGCTGTGCACCGCTCGAGCGTCGAGGTCGTCCGCCACGACCTCAAGCCTTTGATCATGGGCCTGTGCCGCAACATCGTGGAGCACGGCGAGGAGAACACGCAGCGCCTGGACGCCCAGGACCGGCTCTGGAAGTACGACCAGGTGGAGTGCATCTGGTATCGCGCCGTGCGCGTCCGGGAGGACCCGCCACGCTGGCGCGCTGAGACGTTGTCCGGCCTGCCCGAGCGCGTGGCCGGGCTGAGGGTGTACGCCGATGCCGTGTACGGCGATGCCGAGGCTGGGCTCGAGCCGGAGCTGCGCTTCAGGTTTGCCCACGAGGTGATGGCCCAAAAGCTCGTGCGAGACTGGGACGACGCGCGCGCTCGAGCGGCCAAGGCAAAGTTCTTATGCGGCGAGGTGGTGCGATGAACAAGGACGAGTTCGTGGACCTGTGCAAGGAGCTGCTCGAGCACGGCGCGGTGGACGTGACCGCGGGCATCTTCCGCGCGACCTTTCGCCAGCAGCCTGCGCAGGCGCATGCCCTGCGCCGCGAGCGCGAGACGCCCGACGCGGGCAGTAAGCCACCCAAGCCCGTGACGCCGGACGACGCGCGCCACGGCTACTACGACCGCGTCATGGGCAGCGGCCGGGACGAACGGTAAGGAGGCATAGATGGACTACGGCGACGCACAGCGAGCAGAGTTCTGGTGGGACGCCACGAAGGACGCGGTGGGCATGGCGGTCATTCGCATGGCTGACAGCATCGTGAACCAACAGCGCGCCCAGCGGGAGGACACGCGCTTTTACATGGACTTGTGCAGCAACTCGAACACGGCGGGCAATGACACCTACGCGCTGCTCTCCAATGGCAAGCGCTGGGGCTGGGACCGTAAGATGAGGCAGAACATCTGCGCGGCGGGCGTGGACACGGCGAGCAGTCTCATCGCGCAGAACCGCACCGCGCCCATGTACCTGACAAGTCTGGGGGACTTCACGCTGTCGCGGAAGGCCGAGCAGCGCTCGCGGGTCTTGCACTCCCAGTTCTACGACCTGGGCGTCTACCGCATCATGCCCGAGGCGTGGCGGGACGGCGGGGAGACGGGCACGGGCCACCTCTTCGGCTGCGTGCGTAACGGGCGGCCTTATGTCGAGCGGTGCCTGCCCAACGAGGTGCTGGTCGACGACATGGACGGGCGCTATCGGTCGCCGCGGTCCATCTACCGCGTGCACTTCGTGGCGCGTGAGCAGCTCAGGAAGCTGTACAAGGACGCGCAGGGCATCAAGGAGAGCGGCGGCCCGAGCGCGCACGACTACATCGACTTCAATCTGAGGACTGACGCGTGCGTGGACCGCGTGCGGGTCATCGAGGCCTGGCACCTGCCGAGTGTCACGGGCGGCGACGACGGCCGGCACGTCGTCTGCACGGACAAGGTGGTGCTGCGGGACGAGCCATGGAAGCGCGACCGCTTCCCGTTCGTGCGCATTGCCTATGCGGAGCGGCGGATTGGCTACTACGGCCAGGGCCTGTGCGAGCGGCTTGCAGGCTCCCAGATCCAGCTCAACGAGGTGAATGACACCATTCGCGACTGCCAGCGCCTGCTCAGCACCGCGCTGCTCTGGATCGATGAAAACGACGAGGGCGCATGGGAGGACATGACGAACATGCCCGGCCAGGTGTACCGCAGCGGGACGCCGCCGCAGCTGCTCAGGTGGGAAGCGACGCCGGGCGACCTGTTCAGGGAGCGCCAGACCATCAAGGAGGACGCCTTCGACCAGGAGGGCCTGTCGGCGTCCATGATCGGCGGCGACGGCGGAAGCGCCGGCCTGTCGAGCGGCCGGGCTATCCGCGCCGAAGACGACGTGCGCTCGCGGCGTCACATCGACCCGACGCGCCGACTCGAATACGCGTACCTGGACGTCACGCAGCTGATCAGCGACCTGAACGACGAGTGTGCCGAGCTTGACCCGGACTACGTTGTCACCGGCCGCGCTCGGTTCGGGCGCCAGACGTTCTTGCGCACGAGCAAGTGGAAGGAGCTCGAGCTGCCGGACGGCGACGTCAGGGTGAACATGTTCCCGATGGCCGCCCTACCCACCACGGTGCAGGGCAAGTTCGCAGCGGTGGACGAGTGGATCCAAGGCGGCTTCGTGTCGCGGCCGCAGGCGCTCGACCTCATGGAGTTCCCCGACATCGACGCGTGGCAGCAGCTCGAGAACGCGAACATTGACCTGGTGCGCTGGCAGATCGAGCGGCTCCTGGACTTGGCCGAGGGCGAGCCGGGCGAGCTGCCCATCGAGAACCAGGACCTACCCATGGCGGTCAAGTTCATCAACCAAGCCTTCCTGGTCGCCTACCGCATGCAGGCGCCCGCTCACGTGCAGCTCGCCTTCCAGACGTACCTGGCTTATGCGAAGCAGCTCACGGACAAGCTCGCCGCGGAGGAGGCCGCCCAGGCCGCACCTCCGCCCGAGTCCATGGGCCCCGCCGCCCTGGACCAGAACGCCGCCGCTGCGGCCCAGCTCGCCGCCCCGCCGGCAGGGGGGATGGCAGCATGAGTGACGTAACAGCCCCCGCCGCGCCCGCAGGCGCCCCACCCACGCCCGCAGACGGCGCCGCCGCCCCTGCGCCTGCCCCGGACCCTGGCGCGCCCCAGAACGCCATCGAGGCCATCCTGGCCAAGCGCCAGGCCAAGGAGGCCGCCGCCGCCCAGGCCGAGCCGGCCGAGAAGCCAGGCGACCCGCCCAAAGATGGGGACAAGCCCCCACCGCCCGAGGACAAGGGCCTGTCGCTCAAGCACGCCCAGCTCAAGGCGGACCACCGCAAGGCCCTGGCCGAGCGCGAGGCGCTGAAGGCCTCGATGGCCGCCGCGGAGAAGGAGCGGGACGAGCTCAAGGCCATGTTCGGGCCCGGCAAGAACCACCTGGCGGCACTCGAGAAGGCGGTGGGCAAGCCCTTCAAGCAAATCATGGAGGACGCCGCCCGGGGCGCGTACGACCAGCGCAACGCCCTCCCCCCTGAGCAGCAGGCCAAGCTCGACGCGTTCGACCGCTGGAAGGCCGAGCAGGAGGCGAAGGAGGCGCAGAAGCAGGCCGCCGCCGCCCGGGCCGAGGACATCGGGCTGGCCGAGCAGTACATGAAGGCGAACACGGACAAATACCCGCTGTTCGCGCTGAGCGGGTTCGCGGCCGAAGACCTGGTCGAGCGTGCCTACGCCGAGCTGAAGGAGGGCAGGCAGCCCGACTTTGACGCCCTGGCCAAGGCGGCCGAGGACTACGCGGTGACTAACCTGGAGACGTTCTTCGAGAAGGCCGACTTGCTCGGCGTGCTTGTCAAGCGTCCCAATGTGCGGCAAAGATTGCTGCAGGCCCTGGGCCTCAGCGAGAACAATGCGGCGCGCCCCGCAAGCAGTACGCAGGGCGGAAGCGGAGCCGGGACTGGTCCCCGGACGCTCACCCACACATCGACGCAAGAGTCCCCAGTACCGCCCGAATCCCCCCCGAATGACGAGGAGGAGGACTGGATGGCTGGGGCCAAGGCGCGGCTCGCCCAGTACAAGCAACACGGCCGAATAGGCCGGTAACCCTCCATGTGTCCTGCGCGAGCCGCTGAGGTGGCTCGCCCATGGCAACGACCCAGACGACAGATGTCTCGTACATCTCCAAGGTCATCTACAAAGACGGCATTCAGCAGAAGCAGATCGTGCGCGACAAGGCGCTGCTGACTGCGACCAAGCACAACACCAAGTTCACCAGTGCCGAGGGCATCAAGGTCCCGATCCTGTACGGCACGGGGCAGGGTGCGTCTGCAACCGTGGCGAACGCCGCGAGCAACGCGTCGCCCGACGCCGGCGAGGCCTTCACGGTCACGCAGGCGACCTACTACACGAACTTCGACATTCACGGCAAGGTCGTGCGCAACGCCCTGAAGGGCAACGACGACTCGTACTTCCTGCAGCAGCTCAAGCTGGCGATGGACAACGCCCAGGAAACCATGGGCTCGGAGCTAAACCGTCAGGCCTTCGGCACGTCCGCAGGCTGGCGGGCGCGCGTCGGCGGCGCCGCTCCCACCGGCAGCACCATCGTGCTCGCAAATCCGCAGGACGCGGTGTTTTTCGAGAAGAACATGATCGTCGTGTTCGCGGCGACGCCCACGGGCGCCATCCGCGCGGGCACGCCGGGCTCCGCCAAGATCACGAAGGTGGACACGTCGACTGGCATCCTGACCGTGGAGGGCGTCATCACCACGCTCATCACCACGCCGGGCGCGGGCGACTACATCTTCCGCCAGGGCGACGCGCAGAACGTCGCCGCGAGCGGTCTTCTCACCTCGGGCCTCGCGGACTGGAACCCGCAGACCGTCACTGCCACGCCGTTCTTCGGCGTGGACCGTACCTCGTTCCCCAGTCGCCTTGCCGGCGTGCGCTACCCGGGCTCGAACGACCCGCTCGAGACCGTATTCATCAAGGCGATGGCCGCCGGCCGTGCCGAGGTGGGCAGCGGCTTCAAGAAGGGCGATCTGTTCCTGAATCCCATCAACTTCGCCGCCATCCAGTCCTCCAAGGAGGGCGGGCGGTGGATCACGGAGCCGAGCTCGTACGGCATCGGCATCGACAAGTTCCAGATCGGGGCGTTCAAGTTCGTTGAAGATGCCATGTGCCCGGTCAACGTCGCGCACATGGTGGCGGACGGCGCCTTCGAGCGTGCGAGCTGCGGCGACGCGCCTTACTGGAACAACTTCGACGGCGCGGACATGTGGCTCGACCGCGCCACGGACCAGTACAAGGGGCAGCTCGTCCACGACGGCAACTTCATCGCCGTCCACCCGCAGCAGCTCATGCGGATCGAACTGCAGGCGGCGTGAACCATGGCCAACTTTCTCAAGAAGATGCTCAGGGCCTACGGACCCGACCGGGTACAGGCCTCTTGCCAGTTCACGACGGCGGGCACGGGCCAGCCGAGCACGTTCAACCTGAACGGCGTCGTGAGCGTCGTGCGCAGCGGCGTGGGCCTGTACACGCTGACGTTGCTCGACTCCGCGAAGGAGTACCACGTCAGCGTGAGCCGGCAGTCCACGGCTGCGCTCGCAGACAACCAGGCCGTCATCGGCACCATCAACCTCCAGGCCAAGACCATCATCATCACCGTCGCGTCGGCCGGCGCCGCGGCGGACACCACCGGCATCACGCTGTACGTCACCATCGGCGTCCGGGTGGGCAACTGATGGACGACGAGAAGCCCAAAGGCCTCGGCCTGCTCATCGGTCTCAAGCCGAAGGGTAAGGACGAGTCTGACGAGGGCGAGGACGACGAGGAGGACACGAGCGCGGCGCAGGCGGTGCTCGACGCCATCAAGGCGGACGACCCGAAGGCCCTGAAGGCCGCTCTCAAGCTCTGCTACGCGGAGGAATGAATGCCCACCGTGCTCGTGTCTGCGATCCAAGAGCGCGTGCGGGTCCTTTGCGACCTGCCCGTGTACACCGCAGACACGCCCATCACGAGCGCGATGATTCTCGACCTGGTGAAGGTGGCCACGGAGCTCCTCGCGGGCCTTGTGGGTTCGGCGGCGTCGGCAGAGCTGTACTTCGCCACGTCCGCCACGCTCACGACGGCGCCGAACGTCGACACGGTGGCCCTGCCGACCGGGTTCGTGAGCCTTCTGCGCCTGTCCTGGCAGAAGAGCGCCACGCAAGACCTGCCGCTGGAGGTGGCGAGCGTCGACAACTTCGACGCCTGGCCGGGCACGTGGAGCGGCGTCACGCCGCGCTATCGCCTGCTGGGTGAGGCCGTCCAGCTGTTCCCGACGCCGGACGCGGCGCACACGCTCAACATCTATTACGCCACGGGCCTCTCGCCCACGGCAGCCGCAGACCAGCTCGTGCTCCGAGCGGGCTGGGACCTGTGGATCGGCCTTCAGACGGCCATGCTGGTGCGGGCGCGCCAGCAGAAGGACCCGAGCGACCTGGGCGCGCTGCTCAGCAAGGTGGAGGCAGACCTGCGCGCGCAGCTCAAGCGGGACCGCTGGGGCGTCCGGCGCGTGCGTGACGTGCGGCCCGGGGGCGACCGCGGCTACCCGCGTAACGGCCGGTGGTGGTGATGGCAGGTCTGCCGCCGTTCCCGTGGGCCACCACGATTCGTGAGACCAAGGAGCTCCTTGGGTTCTGCCAGAAGGTGGCGGAGTTTTTGCGCGCGGTGAGCAAGCTCGAGATCCTGAACGGGCACTTTGTGCAAGTGTCGTTCGTGGCGACCGGGGGCGCGCTTGCCCGGCACACGCTCGGCCGGCCGTACAACGGGGCGATCGTGGTGGCGAGCAGTGACCCGGAGGTCACGCCCGGCGTGCTTGCGGTCTCCGTGAAGGAAGCGGTGCGACTTGGCGTCCCCGTGAGCGAAAAGGTCGCGTTCAGCGCGCCCTCTGCCTTCACGGCCACGCTCACCGTGTGGGTGTTCTGATGCCCAGCAAGGTGCAAGAGTTCGCCCAGTCGCTGTCGCTCGACCTCGGCATGGACAACACGGCGCACCGCTCGGCCGTGCAGCCGTTTGGCCCGGGCGGCGCGCTTGTCTCGAGCACGAACACGCGCCTCTCGAAGACACGCGGTGTGCCGCGTAAGAGTCCACGCGCCGCCATCATGGCCGACCCGGGTTCGCCGCATAACGGCACGGCGTCCTGCGGTGGCGTCATCCCGTGCGGGCACATGTCGAGCAGTCTCGTCGTGCGCCACCGGGGCTACGGCGCCCAACGCATCGCGAATACGAGCATGATGCAGCTCACCGCGCCGCTGACCACGATGGCGGTGGGCGGTCTGCGGCACTACTGGCCAGCAGACGTCACGCGCGCAGGCGTCGTGCCGTCCCCTGGGCAGTACACGCCGCCCGCCATGTGCTCGCACAACGGATTTCTGTGGTTTGCGTCCTGGCGCTACGACTCCGGGACCGTCGCTCTGTTCGTGTCGGTCCTTGGCCCGAGCGGCGAGCTCGCCGCCATGCCCAAGTGGGTGAGCCCCACGAGCGGCTTCACCATCGCCACGCCGCTGTGGGTAGGCCTGACCGCGCACGGCGCGAACGGCGTGCGGCTGTGGCACAGGGACTCCGCGACGGGGGCCGTGCGGCTTGCCACGTTGACGATCATCAACGGCGTGGTGACCCCCGGGACATTCACGACCGTCTACTCGCCGATCGCCGCGGGCGCAGGCACGTACGACGTGACCGCGCACGAAAGCGACACGATCGCGTACCTCGTGACGCTCGGCTCGGGGGCGGCGACAGACGTGGCGCTGACCAAGGTCAGCGTCGCCACGAACACGGCCGTGAATACAACCCTGTGGGCGGTGGCTGCGGCCGCCACGTCGAAGCTCGCCGTCAAGTCTGCCCAGATGAGCCTGGTAGGCGCGCGCGTCGCCGTCGTGCACGTCGCGGCCGCCGGCACGTGCCAGACACGCGTCTACCAGGACACAGGGACGCCCGCCGAGCAGTACACGCAGGCCCTGGCCGGGACGCTCGGCGGTGAGCCGCTCGTGGCGTTCTACCGTCAGGGCTCAACCGAGTACTGTATCTCGGGCGTCTCTGACAGCACGGGCACGGTCACGACGGGGGGCTTCGCCACGTATGCGGGCACGTTCCTCGAAGCCCGTCTGATTACTTCGCCCGGGAACCTCGTGCACACCCTGATCTTGCCGTGGACGCGCGCGGTCTCGCGCTTCATGCACCACCTACCCGTAAACGGTCTGGCTGAGATCTACCCGCTGTTTTGCGTACAGACCTGCTGGGACGGCGACAACGGCGACAGGCCGACCACGCACGCCTGGCTGAGCGACCCGGACGTGCGCGTCTTGCGCATCGACTCGGGCACAGGCGTGTCGTGCGTCGGGCGCTTCGGGGTGGACACGGCCGCGATCTACCCGACCGACCCAGGCGGCGGCACCCTGAACGTGCTCTACAACAGTCAGGTCGCGTGCATGGCGGCCGACAAGTTCGGCTTCGTGTACGTCGAGCGCCAGGTGGACCAGGACCTGCCCACGGGCAGTTCCACCGTGCGCTACGTCGAGATGGACTTCGCGCCGCGGCAGCCCCGCTTTGCGGTCGGCGCGGACGGCGTGGCCATCATCGCGGGCGCGATGCCGATGGAGTGGGACGGCATCACGGTCTCCGAGATCTGTGCGCCCGTCCGGCCCAAGGTCGCCGTGGCCGTCACAGGCGGCGCAGGCCCCGTCATTCCGGCGGGCACTTACCTCGTGGCCGCGGTCTACCAGTGGGTGGACGCGGCGGGCGTCCTGCACCGCTCGATGCCGTCCGAGGTGGTCAGCGTAGCCGCCGCGGGCGCGGCTTGGATCGTGTACGTGAGCGTGCCTGCTGCCCTCATGCGTGACGGCCTGACGATCGAGAAATACGAGACGCTGGTCTACATCGGCGAGCTCGGGGGGACGGTCCTTTACCGTCAGTACGCCACGGCCACCACGAGCAACGCGTACGTTGACACGTTCGGCAACATCGCGCTTTCGCTCGGCGACGCGGTGCATCCGCCGATCTACAGCACTGGCGACCCGGCCGAAGAACTCATGGCCCAGCAGCCGCCCGCCTTCGCGGACGTGGAGGTGGTGAGCGATCGTGCGTGGGGCATTGAGGCCGAGCGGCCGGGTCGTCTGTGGCACACGAAGTCCAAAGTGAAGGGCATCGCCTACGAGTGGAGCAGCGACCTGACCGTGGACCTGCCGCCGCGCGCCGGCGCCGCCCTTTCCGTCGTGGACCTGAGCGGGAGCCTCGCGGCGCTGTGCACGGGCGGCGTGTGGAGTGTCACCGGGCCAGGGCCTGACAACGCGCTGCTCTCGGGCGGCTTCAATCCGCCCGAGCAGGTGAGTGATGCCGCCTGCACGGACCGGGGCAGCGTCATTCGCACGCCGGCCGGCGTCTTGTTCATCTCGAACGGGCGCTTTGCGATGATTGGCGCAGGCGGGCAGCGGCTCTTCGACCAGATCGACGCGTCGGCGCTCGGCGCGGTGTGCCCGGTGCTCTTGCGCGAGACGCATGAAGCCGTCTGGTTCAGCGCGAGCGGCGTGCACATGGTCTACAACTACCAGGCGGACCGCTGGTCCTCGTGGGCCAGCGACACCGTGCCCGCGGTCGTGTGCGCGGCGCGCGACCCGGTGACGGGTTACGTCAACCTGGTGCGCTCCTCGGGCGGCGCTGCGTGGCAGCTCGACCCGCGCCTGGCGTCGCTCACGGCGCAGCTGTCGTTCGAGACGGGCGACATGGTCTTCGGCGGGCCCGAGGACGACAACGTCGTGAACGAGGTGGTCTTGCGCGCCCAGTCTTACGGGTCGCACGGCGTCACGATGACGCTCACGACCGACTACGGCCAGGGCGATGGCACGCCGTTTGCGCGCGTGTACTCGGCGGCTGAGGTCGCTGCATGCACGGTGGCGGGGCAGTACACGCTGTCTGTGAGCCCCGGGAGCATGTGCCTGCGCGCGCTCAAGGTGGCGGTCGCAGAGACGGGCGCAGCCGGCGACGGCATGGGCCCCGTGTCGCTCACGGTCCAGGGCGCGCGCAACGGCGGCACCCTTCGCAGCGCGGTGCGCGCAGCCGGGAGGAAATGATGGCCTTCGGGGACAAGTTCAAGAAGTTTTACGGCAAGATCGACCCGTTCGGCGGCCGCATGTTCGGCTTCGACAAGGACGACCGCGAGAAGTTCAAGCCTCAGCAGCAGTACGCCGGCGGCTCGAAGGCGGCGTCCGAACGCATGGGCGAGCGCTACGAGAAGGGCTCCCAGTACGGCGGCGAAGTCATGCGGGCCGGCATCGGCCGCACGAACCAAGCGGCCGACCGAGCGGCCAGCGACTACGGGCGGATCGGGGGCCAGGCAAACCTAGAGCAGACCAAGGCGGGGCTGCGCGCCGGCGAGGAGCGCGGGAAAGCGCTCAGCAGCGCAGACTACATGACGGGCGTCGCTCGCGGCGAGATGGGGCAGGACCGCCAGCGCCTGCTCAAGATGGCGGACACCGCCTCACAAGACTACCAGCGCACGGCGGACGCGCAGCTCCGGGCGTCGCAAGACTCCACGCAGCGCCAGGCGCTCGCGCAGGGCTCGCGCGGCGGCGCAGGGGGGTTGCGCGCAGCCATGGCCGGGTCGCTGAACGCAAACCAGCAGGCGGCGACGCAGGCGCAGATCACGAACGCGCAAGAGCAAAACCAGCTGATGCAGACGAAGACGGATATGTTGGGGAGGGCCAGCGACATCTCGACGAACCGGGCGAACGTGCTCGGGCAGGCGGCGAACCTGTACTCGGGCCGCGAAGCTTCCGAGCGCGGCTACGGCATCGCGCAGCAGGGCATCGAGGGAAACGCCGCCGGCGGGCGGTTCGGTGCGCAGGCTGCCGCGGGCGGGCAAGAGACCGGCGCGGGCCTTACGACGCGCGGGCAGTACCTGGGCGCCGAGACCGGTAAGACCAACGCCGAGCTGAACGCGGGGCGCGAGTACGAGCAGCAGCGACAGCAGAACGAAAAGGCCAACTACACGAACGACTGGTTCCCCCTGAAGCGCTTCAATGCGCCCGCCTGAGGTAAGGCCATGGCGAACTACGGCGCTTTCATCAAAGACAACCCCCAGCTGATGGGCCAGGCCATGGGCATGCTCGGCGGCGGCGGGCAGCAGCAGGGCACGCCCCCGCCACAGGACGCGCAGCCGGGCATCGAGGGTGTGCGCCAGCAGAAGGACACGGGCGACAAGGGCTACGACGGCATCAAGAACGTCGTCAGCACGATTGCGAGCTTCTGGACGGGCGGCGCGGCCGGCATCGCCAAGAACGCGGCCACCACCGCAGCGAGCGGCCGTAGCGGACCTGACGCCGCGCAATCCGGAAGCGGAGGCGGAGCCGGCGCGAGTTCCGGCGGGTACGGGAGCCTGGGCGGCGCGAGTGCCATGGGCGGCGGGAACTACAGCCAGACGGCGCAGAACGCGAGCAACCAGGACTGGATGAAAAAGTGGGCAGGGGGGTTCTCCGGTGGCTGACTACTCCGACCTATTCCGCCAGAACCCCCAGCTGTTCGCGCAGGTGATGGCTTCGCTGTCTGGCGCGGTCGGCTCGAGCGCGTGCGCTGAGCCGACGCCCGCGCCGCCGCCTGAAACGCAGCAGCCCACGCCCATCGAGGCCCCGCCGCCGGTCCAGCCGGTTCCCGCCCAGGCGCCCGTGCAAGCGCCGCCCGTACAGGCCCCGCCTGTGCAAGCGCCGCCCGTCGAGCAGCCGCCCGCGCAGGCGCCTCCGGCGTATGGGGCGCTCGAGCCCGGCAACATCGACCTTACGCGCCGCCCGCACGTGCAGAACGAGGACGGGTCTGTCAGCACCGTCAGGTCCATGGGCGTCAACATCGACGGGAAGGAAGTGCTCATCCCGACCGTGAGCGACGACGGGCGCATCATGTCGGATGACGAGGCGGTGGACGAGTACAAGCGGACGGGGCGCCATCTCGGCGTGTACGCGTCGCCCGAGGCGTCCACGGCGGCGGCCGAGGCCATCCATCGCGACCAAGAAGCGAACATGCCCGAGAACACGCTCGCGCCCGCCGTGCCGAGCGGCCCCACGGGCCCAGTCGACATGCGCGTCGCGGCGGACGCGGAGCGCCCCACAGGCTCGCTTGGCCAGCAGCAGGCGCAGCTCCTGGGCGAGGGCGTGGCCGCCGCGAACGAGGCGGGGGATAGCTTCGCACGCGAGGGCGACGCCAAGGCGCTTGCGGCGAGCGAGGCTGCGAAGATCTACGGGGCGCAGGCGGGCATTGCGGACCGCTACGCACAGGCGGCTGAGCGTGGTTTCAACGACCACCAGTCACGCGCGGCGCACTACCGTCAGATGGAAGACGACGACTACAAGCGTCTGCAGGAGGAGCCGGCGAAGCCCGGCCACCTGAAAAACATCTTCAACGTCATCACGGGCATCATCGGCGCGGCGGCGGGCGGCGAGCAGGGAGCCGCGATCGGCATGCTGCGCCAGCACGTCAACCGTCAGGCCGAGGAGGACGCGCAGGAACGTGCGGCGGCCGAAAAGCGCCTTGAAGTGGGCGGCAGAATCCAGGACCGGATCCTGCGGGACTCCTCAAACGAGTTCGACGCTGCGTCGAAGCTCGTGGCGGGCCAGTGGATCGTGGCCGCGCGCCAGCTCGAGCAGGTGGCGAACGAGTCGAACGTGCCCGCCTTCCGCGAGCAGGCGCTCAGGCTGTCGACCGACGCCAAGCAGCAAGCGCGCAACTTGCTCAAGCACAACGTAGAGACACAGGTGCAGCAGGCCGAGGCGGCCCAGGCCGCGCAGGCCAAGGCGCGTGCGGCGTCCATGCGCACGCGCTGGGACCAGCTTTCGCAGCGTGATCTCGAGCTCTTCGCGTCGCAGGGCCTCCTGCCGATCGACGTCGCCAAGAAGCTCGCCGAGACCCAGAAGGCGCAACGCGAGGCGCCGGGCGATGCGACCAAGGGCCCGCGGTCTATCCCCGGCCGCCAGGTAGCGGACCCGGAGGCGTTCGCCTCGGCGCGCGACGTGGACCTGGCGAAGTTCCGCGAGACTGACGCGAAGATGCGGGCCCTTGGCACGACATTGGACAAGCTGGACGCGCTTCTCGCGAAGCACGGGACCGAAGCGTTTGGAGACGTGGCGGCCGAGATGGACGCGCTTTCCGCGTCTGCGCTCGGCACCATCAAGGACGTCAAGACGCTCGGCACGCTCGACAGCGGTCTACTCACGTTCGGTGAGAAGCTCCTGGGCGACCCCACGAGCTTCTACAAGGGCGGCGCCTCGACCCGGGCGCGCATCAAGGCCTCCCGCGCAGCGCTGCAGGAGGAGGTGGAGGCCATGGCCGAGGGCATCGGCCTCAATCGTAAGGCCGAGACCACGGTGGACGACCAGGCCGCGGCGTTCGGCGCCGTGCCCCTGGCGAGCTCGGGGGGCTCCCCCTGATGGCGACCCTGGCCATCATCGCGCCAGACGGGCGCACGTTCGACGTCCCGGAGGAGAACGTCCCGGCGGCGCTCGCCGCTGGCTGGAAGATGCCCGGGACCGCGGCCGAGGCGCCGCCAGGTGAGGACGCGCCCGCGAGCGTAGAGCCTGCGCCGCCCGCCCCTGCTGAGGCAGCCCCGCCGGTGAACATGGTCCCGGTCAAGGCGCCAGACGGGCGCACGTTCAATATCCCGGAGACGAACCTACAGGCCGCCATGGACGCGGGCTGGGAGCCTGACGTCTCGCTCGGCCAGAAGATTCGCACGGGTGCGGAAGGCCTCGCGCGCGGCGCGTCCCTGGGCATCTCTGACGCCATTCAATCGGTCGGCGCGGGCCTTGGCACGGCGCTCGGAAGCGCCCTGGCCGAGGATATTGGAGGCGCCCAGCCCATCACGACCACGCGTGGCGTCGGCGGCCCGGCCGAGCTCGAGCGGCCCCTGTACGACCCGGCCGCCGCCCGGGAGTCCCTGCAAGGCATCCGCACGCGCGAGACCGCGGCTCCCGGCATCGCAGGGGCCACAGGCGTCGCGGGCGCCATCCTGCCAGCGGTCCTGTCGGGCGGCACGAGCACGGCCGCGTCGGCTGCCCGGCTCACGCCTGCGGGCCTCACGAGCCTCCTGGGCGCCCGCGTGCAGGCCCACCTGGCCCAGAAGGCGGGCACGGCGGCGCTCGGCCGTCTGGGGGCGCTAGCAGCCGGCGGCGCGGCCGAGGCGGGCGTACAGAGTGCCACGGAACGCGTGGTAGACGACTTGATCTCGGGCGACCACGAGATCAGCGCCGAGCGCATGCTGTCCGGCCTGGGCGGCGTGCTCGCGGACGCGGGCTTGGGCGCGCTCACGGGCGGCGTGATCGGCGGAGCCATCGAGGGCGGGCAGAAGGCGTACGGCGCCGTCCGGGGGCAGCTGGCACGCCGCGCCGCGGGGAAGGCGGCCGAGGAGGCGGCGCCCGCGCTGGTCTACGACTTGACGCTCGAGCCGGCCGCCGCGGCTGAGGCTGCCGGCCCCATGCTCGCGAAGGACCTGCCCTCGCTGGCGGACAACTCGAACTCCTCGATCGTCCAGGCGGCGCGCGGCTCGGTAGATGGGTTCGACGACGTCTACGATGGCGCGGTGCGTGCCATTCGCGACGACTACGACGACATCCTGAGGCTGCGCGCGGAGGTGGACGGGGGCGCGAACATCGGGGCGAAGCGCGCGGACGCCATCAAATACACCGGCACGCCCGAAGAGATCGCGGCGGCGCGCCCGCGCGTCAATCAAATGCTGGACGACACGCAGCTCGCGATCCGAACCACGACGGAGCTTGACGGCTTCAAGCCTGCGCTCGAGCACGGCGGCGGCCTGACTGCCTTCAAGCGCGTGGACTCCGCGGTGGACGAGGCCCGCCGCATCATCAATCAGAAGCTGGACGAGGGGGAACTTGGCGAAGCCTTCATGATCGCGGACGACCTCAAGCGCATCGTGGGCCGCTCTCAGAACACGCCGAACTCGATCGCAAAGCAGAAGCTCCGGGACCTGTACGACCGCATCGTGAAGCCTGCGGGCGAAGACGAGGCCACATGGGGCCAGCTCGCCGTCAACCAGAAGCGCGTCAACCCTGCGTGGACTGAGTCCATCCGCCGGGACCAGGACGACTTGATCCGGCCGTTCACGCGCACGTCGGGCGAGCCCCCGCCTGGTCGCTGGGACGACCTGCAGCAATCGAACAGCGACACGATCGGCGCGCTGCTGAAGCGGATTGGCGTCGACCCGACGTCCGAGGCCACAGAGAAGGCGTTTCGCCAGCACCTGCGCGCCGCTGTGGTGGACGCGCAGACCCGCGCGCAAGTGTGGGGCTCGGCCAACGACATCGCTCGTGCCACGAAGATGACGCAGGCCGTCGAGCGCATTGAGAACCGCATGAACGCGGTCGCCTTCGCGGCAAAGGACAAGAAGGCCTGGCAGAAGATCATGAAGTACGCGCCCGGCACTGCGGGCGGCGTACTGCAGGGCGCGGCCAAGCTCGGCCAGCTCACGCTCACCCCGATCCAGCGGATGGCCGACGCGGCCCTGAAGCAGCAGCAGGCGGTGGAGAAGGCCGCAAAGAACGTGGGGCAAGTGCTGCTCGGCGCGGGCTCGCCCAAGGCGCTCCTCGCCACGATCAGCGTGAACCGCATGCAGGACGCGGTAGCTCAGGCCCAAGCCCTTCAGGACCCAGCCTCGCCCGAGTCTGGGCGCCTCCGGCAGGCCGTGAACGAGGTCGCCCAGGACGACCCGGCCTTCGCCGCCGCGCTCGACCAGAAGCAGCGCCAGCAGGCAGCGTTCTTGGCCGAGAAGGCGGGCCCCGTGCGGGACGAGGGCGACCCGTTCGCGACGGGCCCAGCGCCCCGGGACAAGGTGGCAGCCCAGCAGCTCGGCCGCTACGTGGCCGCCGTGGACGACCCGGGCGAAGCGCTCCTGCGCGTGTCCCAGGGCATGGGGTCGGCGGAAGATCTCGAGGTGCTGCAGACGCTCTACCCGCGCATCTATGACGTGTGGGTGAAGCGGGTGGAGGCGCAGCTGAAGAGCGCCAAGAAGCCCCCGACGACAGCGCAGCGCCAGCACCTGCACCGCGCGACGGGCATCCCCCTGGCCCGCGAACAGCAGCCAGGCGCGCTCCCATTCCTGCAGCGTGTGGGTAACGCCCCGCCTGACACGGAGCAGCCGCCCCCGCCCGCGTCGGGTAAGGGCATGAACATC